CAATTATTGAGTAAATTAAATGAAACTAAAGAAAAAATTTCAAAAACAGTTATAGATAAAGTTTCTTACTACAAAATAAAAGAACTTAATAAAACATTATAAAATAAATTATTATGAATAGGGTAATTAATATTTTTAAAGATAGTAACGACATCAATGAAAAAACTATTGTAGGTTTTTCTTCATTTGCTGTTATGGTTATTTTTGCTATCGCAGATATTGTATCTGGAAGTTTAGGTAAAGATTTAATTATAAATGAATTTATTTATAATTCTTTTTTAATTATTACATTAGGTAGTTTTGGTATAGCTGAAGTTGGTAGGATTGCTAATGTTTTTACAAATAAAAAAGATAATTCAAATGAACAATTACTTACTGAATAATAATATGTTGATAAGTAAAAAGTTAATTTTGACACTAGAATAAAATGCTGTTATATTTAAATATAATAACATTTTATTTATGAAAACAGGAAAACAATTTAAATTAAATTTAAACAAAGATTTTAACACTTACTACGGTAGTGTTGATTACAAAAACCCTAAATCAATATACATCAACATCTCTTCATGGTTTTCTCCTATAAAGGAGTGTGACAATTGGGATAGAGCTGTTAGTGGGTTAAAACGAAATATACAATCAAATATAAATTCTACAAATTTAAATAATTTATTTTTAGAAAAAAAACAAATTGTAGACTTAGATATTAGAACTAGTGGTATACGTGAAAATAAAAGGAGTTATATGAGTTGTGAAATAACTTTATTCCTTAAAAATGAAGAACCCATAAAATCTGATAATGTAAAATTAGTCGTTGAAAACATTTTAACTAACATAATTAACAATAGTTTTAACACATCCACATATTTTAATTTTTATAGAACAAAAAAGTAAATGATGTATTTTATTATTACTAAAGTATTTATAGTTAAAAGTAATAATGGAAATATTGAAACCAGGAAAGGTAGGTACGGGTATTTTAATAGAATATGACGCTGGTCACGTATCACCCACTAACACTAATAACAAAAAAGTTATTAAAGAAATGACAGATAGGTCCATCCAAGAAGGACCCATAATTTTCCATGCTATACTACAAAAAAGTGGTGTAGAGAATAGAAACGGAAGAGTTTATCCAGAAAACATATTAAAAAGAGAAGTAGAAAACTATCAGAAATTAATAGAGAAAGGTAGTGCTTTATCAGAACTAAATCACCCAGAATCATCATTAGTCGATTTGGAAAGAAGTTCTCACAGAGTTTTAGAGACTTGGTGGGATGGTAATATTCTTATGGGTAAATTAGAAATCTTAACATCACCCGCATACCACCAAACTGGTGTTATATCTTGTGTGGGTGATATCGCAGCTAATTTATTGAGACACGGAGTAACGTTAGGTATTTCATCAAGAGGTGTCGGTTCATTAGAAAGAGAGAATGGTCAAAATGTAGTACAAGATGATTTTGAATTAATTTGTTTTGACTTAGTTTCATCACCATCAACCCCAGGAGCTTATTTATTTAAAAATTTAGAAGATAAAGAACTTTATGATGAATCTTTAAATCACGATAAACCACAAGAACAAATAACAACTCAAGCTTTAAGTGGTTCATTAAGATTAATGGATAAGTTAGATAGTTTCTTATCGGGATATTAAAAATAATAATAATTTATCTTTTATTTGTATTATAAGAGGAGTTTTTAACTATTGGTAGTATTTATAATAAAAATAAAACTTTAAAAAGCGCTTAATAAAAAAGATATGGCAGATAACAAATCAGTCTTAGAACAGGCCTTACTAGAGGCACAACAGCTAGAAGAAGCTGTTAAATCTAATGCAAAAGAAATACTTGCAGCTACTATGAAGCAAGAAATTGAAGAGTTAGTTAAAGAATCATTAAATGAACAAGAAGAAGATGACTTTGTCGGTACTAGTGAAGAAGAAGTCTCTGTTGAGTTCGATGATGATGATTTTGATGACGAAGAATATGAAGACCAAGAAGAAGAGGAATTAATGATTCCTGCAGGAGAAGAAGCAATGGTATCTATGGAAATGGATACGGATGAACCAACACTCGACCTAACACAAGCATCTGACGAAGAAGTAATGAAAGTTTTCAAAGCTATGGGAGCTGAAGATGGAATCGTTGTTACACAAGATGGAGACACAATTGAACTTGAAGACCAGGGAACTGGTACTGAATATAAAATTGAATTGGCCGAGAGTAAATTTAAGAATAATCTTCTAATTAATGAAGGTTATGATAATGATTCAATGGAGTACGTTGATGATGAAGAAATTATGGAAATGGAAAAAGATTTCGAAGAAGGTTGGAAAAAAGGTATGTATGAAATGGAAATGGATGACGAACCTATTTATGAAATTTCTTTAGAGGATGAAATGGATGACGAAATGTCAGAAATGAAAATGAAAGGTATGTATGAAATGGAAATGGATGACGAACCTATTTATGAAATTTCTTTAGAGGACGAAATGGATATGGATGAAGAAGACATGGACATTGAGGAATTACAAGAAATGGAAGATATGTCTTATGAAGAAATGGAAGAAGGCCGCAACTGGGGTGGAAACAAGGATGACTACCACAGAGAAATGGGTGCTGACGGACATAGACACCGAATGGGAGTTGAAGGTGGTGGAAAATATGGCAAAGGAGGTCACTATAAAGACTATAAAATGGGTGAAATGAAGTCTGACGAAGAAATGGGAGAAGCTTCAAGAACTTATGGTTTTGGTTCTAAATCTGGAAGAGGACTTAGAAAAGGATTTACTAACAACAGAAATTTAGACTTCCCAATTAATGAATCATCTAGAGAATCTATTAACAAGATACTTAAAACAGCTAAACAACTACAAACAGAGAATCAACATTTCAGACAGAAAAATAAAGAATATAGACAAGCTCTTAAAGTATTCAGAGATAAATTAAATGAAGTAGCTGTATTTAACGCTAATTTGGCTTATTCAACTAAATTATTCACTGAACACACAACAACTAAAAAAGAGAAAGTTAACATTCTTAGACGTTTTGATGGCGTTAAAACTCTGAATGAAAGCAAAAACTTGTTCAATACATTAAATTCAGAATTTAATTCTAAAGTTAATAAGTTGAATGAGTCGGTTCAAAAAACCATTACTAAAACCCCTTCTGGTGGTTCTTCAGTCAATTTGATTGAAAGTAAAACTTATGAAAGTCCTCAAATTACTAGGATGAGAGAGATTATGAATAAGTTATAATAATTAAATAAACGCTAACTAAAAAAAACAAATTAAAAATGGGAGCATTATTAGAATCTGGTATGGTCGGAAACATTGGTTTAAAACACCTTAAAGTTATCCGCGAAGATACTATTGGAAAATGGAACAAGCTTGGGTTCCTTAACGGATTAAATGGGCACACAAAAGAAAACATCGCTCAATTATACGAAAATCAAGCAACACACTTAATTAACGAAGCTACGTCATCTGACGCTTCAGGTTCATTCGAAACGGTTGTTTTCCCAATCATTCGTAGAGTATTCTCTAAGTTATTGGCAAACGATATCGTTTCTGTACAAGCTATGAACTTACCTATCGGTAAATTGTTCTACTTTGTACCTAAAATTTCACAAAGAGTTGCTGTTAACGGTAATCCTGCAGTAGGACCCGCAGGTGGTATGGAAGGACACACTAACCCAATCGGTGGTGCTTTTTCAAATGATACTACTACTTTTGACACAGTAAACCTTTATGACGCATTCTACGAAGGTAACGGAAGAGAAGGTCTATTTGACCGTTCAAAAGGAGCTTATTCAGCTTTCACTTACGGAACTACTATTCAAGTATGGAACTCAGCTGGTAACGCATTAGTACCAACTATAGCTAATAACTTAGGTGCTCTTGCAGTATCTGGTGGTACAACACTTTGTACAAATGGTGGTTTAAGGTCAGCAATTGTTGCTTTAAGCAATTTCCAGTCTGGAGGTGCAGGTAAACTTATCGGACCTTCTGGTAACGAAATGGATACTGAAGAGTTCTTAGCATCACTTGAGTTAAGACCTTCTGGTCCTTTAGCTTGTTGTGCTAGTACAGGTGAAACTGTTTTCACTACAACTACAAACTTACCATTCAGAGTTGTTACTCAGAAGTACGGACAACAAATCGTGAATTATGGTACTTCTTCTAGTACTTTTTTCCCAGGTGGTTCTTACAATGATATCTGTGACGCTACAGGAACAATCTATTTAGAAGTAGACCTTACATGTCCAGCTTGTATCGATTGTAACTCAGTTGATGGTTACGTTGGAGCCTTTATAGATTTTACTACCACTACTACAATAAACGCTACTTACAGAGCGTACCAAGACTTGGAATTCGAAACTGAACTTGCTGAAGTTTCTTTTGATTTGGAATCAGTTACTGTTTCTGTTACAGAAAGAAAATTAAGAGCTCAGTGGTCTCCAGAATTGGCACAAGACGTTAGTGCATTCCATAACATCGATGCTGAAGCTGAATTAACAGCTTTATTGTCTGAGGAAGTTGCTGCTGAAATCGATAGAGAAATTCTTCGTGACCTTAGAAAAGGAGCAGCATGGCAACTAAGATGGGATTACAACGGATGGAAGAGATTCTCAGCTGGTCAAGCACCATACACTCAAAAAGATTGGAATCAAACATTGATTACTGCGATTAACCAAATCTCAGCTCAAATTCACAAATCTACATTGAGAGGTGGAGCTAACTGGATTGTATGTTCTTCTGAAGTTTCTGCAATCTTTGATGATTTAGAATACTTCCACGTTTCTAACGCGTCTCCAGAACAAGACCAATATAACATGGGTATTGAGAAAGTAGGTACACTTTCTGGACGTTACACAGTATACAGAGACCCTTACTTCCCAGCAAACAAATGTTTGTTAGGTCACAAAGGAACATCTCTACTTGATACTGGTTATGTATACGCACCATACGTACCATTACAACTTACACCTACAATGTATAACCCATTCAACTTCGCACCAATCAAAGGTATCATGACTAGATACGCGAAGAAGATGGTAAACAACAGATTCTATGGTCTTATCACTATAGATGGTGTAAGAACTTTCGATATCAGAGAGTTAAGATAATAAGTATTATTAAAATACATTATCATAATAAAACCCCTCTTTCGAGGGGTTTTTTTTATTCTCTAAATACAGTTAAAGTACAAAAAACCCAATCATATTCATTTTTTGACCACTGCCAATTCCTACCTATTTTACAACTAATCGCACCAAATTCACCGTCATATTTATTTAATAATAATTTGTTATGTAGATAAGATTCTTTCCACAACTTCAATATTAGATTAGCTATTTCTTCATCAGTTTTATATGAACCTAAAACAACTGCACAATTTTCACCAGAATAGTACCAGTTTATTCCATAATAAGTTAATCTTGATGATGGAGATGGTGTTATAGTATTTTCTTCGTGACCCATAAGGCCAGTTTTTGATTGATATTTTGAATGGTGTTCAGCTGGTGCATAAGCCCTATCAGACCATTCCCATTCACTCAATCCATTTTCTCTTCTATACTCATTGCATTTATTAAATAAAAGATAATCTAAATATGTTTGAGTTAATCCGTTCAAACATAAAACTAAAAATAATAAGGATAGGAATATTTTTTTCATAATTGTTTAATATTGATTAATATATACAAATATAATTAAAAAATATTAAACTACAAAATTAATTATTAGATATTATTGCCTATAATCAGCAGGCGGATTTCCAAAGTAATTTGCTTGATTAACAACTTGAAATTTAAGTGTTTGATAATAGGTATTAACCTCTAAATTTGATACAGCTCTAATATCTAAATGATATTCATTAGGTATCATATCTCCAGTATCAATTAAAAAATAATTTTGATTATTAGCTCTATTAACTTTAGTCCATGGATGAGTTTCTACTTCAGTAGTTCCTTGTTTTACATATATTCTATATGATATATCAGATACTGGTTCTGGTACTTCTGTGGTATATTGTTTTCTTGCTGACACAATAACTTTTCTAATATCACCATTAACTATTTTCTCATCTCTTTTTATTCCAGATACCGAATAACCGTAATGTTTTGGTAATCCCACATTTGTACCTATTTCAAAATACTGTGAATTAGCTTTTAAAGTAAATTTATTTGTTACATCAGTTTGACAATTGCCATTAATTATTAACCCAGACCATCTATCTGTGAATATACAAGGTGTGGAATATGTGTCACAAGGTATTGAAAAACAAACACAATAAACTCC